TCTCATATAGGTGTCAAGTTTAGAAATCACCAAAGGTCGTGTTCGTGAGGACATTGTAAAGCCCGGAACCATATCTTCTTTTTTCTTTAAATCCCAACCCCTACGAAGATGAATATCTTCATCAATATAACCTAAATCACGATACGAGTAATATAAATTTGTATAGTTTCTATCAATAACTTCTTGGATTACAGCCCAACCAATGTTTGCATTTTCAACCACCAACATTGCATTATTCCACTCTGCAGCAACGGATGTAAGGAATGCCCCATATTGTTTGGTTTCAATCTTACCTTTGTATTCCGCAACTTGTTCTACAGTTTCAACATCAATAACGTGAAACGCTGAATAGTCAGTTGAGTCACCTCTAGCTACATCGGCAACCACCACATAGTCACGAGAATAATTTGGATATTCCCATAACCAATAGTTTCCATCAAATCCTCGTTTTTCAATTGGGTCTTTAATGTAAGTTTCAGTATACCAAGTTAGGATTGCTGAGTCAACTACCGTGTAACCTGAACTGATAAAGTCACAATCACATTCTTGTGCTGCACCCTTTTCACCAAGTAATTTTGTTTGACCATCCCTCCATTTTTGGTCTCGTTCAGGGTGAACTGTCCAGTGAAGTTTAATTGGATTCCAACTATCACCAGCCTCACCTTTTAACCAAATTTTGTGAAACCAATTACCCACACCATTTGGAGTTGATAACACAATGGCCTTACCACCGGTAGAAAGGGTTGATTGTGAAGAAGTCCAAATATCTTCAATATTGGAAATAAACGCAGCCTCATCCATAATCAACATTGAAAGAGCTTCAGAACGACCCGCGTCACCTGCTGCTGATGTTGCTTTGATTTGAGAACCATTTCTTAATCGTAAAGAAAGTTTATTATCCTCTTCGGTTTGACCTCTTAACCAACTTGGTAAATTTTCGTGCATAAACCTTACTTTAGTCACAAGGTTTTTTGCTACTTCTTGTTTGGTTGCAATTACCAATATGTTTTTGTCTTCGTGGAACAACATCATCCACAAAGAATATCCTGCCGATAGAGTAGAAATACCTAACTGGCGAGATTTAAGGATTACATTAAATCGGTGGTCATCAAATTCCCTCATCAAATCTTCTTGGAAATCATAAAGATTGAAAAGAATTTTACCTCGGTGGGGGTGTTGGATATAGCAATATTTCTTAAAGAAATACACGGGGTCTTTAGCACATTTAATATACTCTTCCCTAATAAGTTCTTTTAAACTTTTTGCCATATATTTTTATTTATAGAGCGAGCAATAACGTAACTGTAGCCGCTCCGCCAGCAAATCCAATTAAAAGACCTTGCCACATTTTAGAAGATTTTTCTCTTTTTAAAACTTTAATTTGGTCTTCTTTTAGAGAAATTACTTTGTTTTTTTCTACAATAACCAAATCTTTTGAAGTGATAATTTTATTTAAGTTTTCAACTTCAACTTTATATAAATCAATAGACTTTGAGTATAAAACAACTTTTCCTTGTGTTAGTTGTAATTCTTCAACACACAAGTCACGCTCTGCTTTTACTTTTAATGCTTTTTCAAGAGTGGCTCTTGGAACTGCAATTAAGTTAGGTTCAGTTGAAAGCGTCTGTGAAAGCGTCGGCAATGTCGTTATCAGACATAGCGTCAAGCTTAGCAACATCTTTTTCATATTGTTTCCTTAACTTATTAATTTGAGTATCTTTTTTATCAATCTGAACATCAATTCTCTTTAATTCTTTTTCAATATCTTTATTGATTTTTAAAAGAGAGTCCGATTGACTTTCCAACTTTTCAATCTGCGTGTTGTATTCTTGTTCACGCTCTTTCAACATTCTTTCGTAATCTTTTTTGTAACGATTGCCAGCAAAAAAGAATTGATATGCTAGTAATGCTAATAACGCAAGAATTACAATTTGTTGAGTATTGAATCGTTTCATTTACTTTTTAGCAGCAGCTTTGGGCTCAGCTTTAGGAGCAGCTTTTTTCTTTGGGTAGTATCTTTTCTTTTTAGGAGCAGCTTTTTCTACCACATTAGCCACATCGGAAGCTTCTTTTATTACTTTTTTAACAGCAACTTTTGCTTCTGCAACAGCAACCTTTACTTCGGCTACTTCTTTTTTAATTTCGGCAGTAGTTTCTTTGATTTTTTCATCAATGGTAGTTTTACCAAGTAACCAGTTCCAAGCTTTCTTTAATGTTTCCATAATTTTTTCCAAATTTTAATTAAACTAATAATAAGTATGTAATTCAATGTAATTTATTTATATATTCGTAATATAAATCAATATAAAGGTGTTTTTTATTATATTGATTTAACAAATACATACCATCAGTAATTAACATATTTTTTGTAGAGATATATTTTGGGTCAGTTGATTCTAAATAATAATGATTTTTAGCACCCCATAAATGATATGCATATTCATCTACATAAAATTGTGTTTGTAAAGTATCAGTTTTATCTGAAATAAATCCATACATACCATATATTAAATCCGACATACATTTAAATTTCATAGTTGGATTTAATTTTTTATACTCTTGTATTTTTGCAGCCATTAACCATTGTTCGGCTAATAGTTGAACCGGATATTGATTTATATAATAATGTTCTCTCATTTTTTTAAAATTAACATCATACAATTCACCAGGATTATCAAATACTAATTCAAAATATCTATCAGCAAATGCGTTTTTTAATTCATCATTTCCCCAATAAGTCAAACATGCGTTTATTGGGAATGATTTAGAAAAAGATTCAATTTCAATATCACTCCATTTAAAATTTTCAGGAGTTGATATATTAAATGGAGTTGCATAATGAGTTGGACTTTCTCTATGCAATCCTATAAAATCATACTCATAAAAATACGAATAACTTTTGTGTAAAACTAAATCCATATCCATTATCATAAATGGAGCTTTTAATTTTTTTGTAGCCCATACTTTAGGAGATGCCCAAAATACATCTGATATTCTATGTGATGGGTAATCGCTAAAAAAATCATATTCTACTTTATCGTAAAGAGTATCTATACCCATAGATTTAAAAATATCATATGACCTAATGTCTGTTAAAAGGTGTATGGGTATTGTTGGATTTAATGTTCGGTGTCGGACAACTGATAGTAATGCTACTAATTGTTCAAATGGTGTAAAATCTAAACCACATCCAGGTCTGTGTTCTTGAAATACAAAAACATGATAAACTTTCATCGAAACTTGTTTTTATTAATAAATAGTGTTTACCACTTTCTACAAGACCAATAACGAGCTTTCCATCTTGGTCCTGGAGTATCACAATTGTGTCTAGCTCTAAATGATTTTCTTGCTTCAGGATTGTCTTTACGAATTCGCATCGTTCCACCTTTAGCATCACCACCTTGTCCAAAGTTTACCTTAACAACATTACCTTTGTCATTTTTAACATACACTTTGAACTTCTTAACATCACCTTGCATAATCTTACCAAGTTTTACTTTTCTACCTTGATATTCTGCCTCATTGATGTCACTTTTGTATTCAGCCATAAACTGAACAAACTCTTTTAGGTCTTGATAGTTTTCTACATCATACTCATCAAGTATTTCTTCCTCTTCTTCTTTTAAAAAAGGTTTTGCTGCAAGATTAGAATATACCTTACCCAATTCAGGAGTAAATCCATATTTTTCTTCCATAAAGGTTTTTACATTATGGTATTCTTCTTTGATAATCTGCTTCAAAGAATCTTTGGTTAATTTTGATTCAGCAAGAGTTTCTTCTTTTTCTTCTTCTTCAAGTTTGTGAACCGGATATTTCTTTCCGTTGAATTCAAATTCAGTCAAACCTTCTTTTCTTGCGTTAAACAAAGCGCCTGTAAATGCATTGCCTTCGTTTACATTATCTTGAGCCAATAACTTAATTTTATCAACCACGGTTTTAACTTTTTTACCATTCGCCAACTTTAAGGTTACACTTCTACCAAATCTATCAACAACAGTAGCAGCACTATTCGCTGATGGGAAGAATACAATATCACCAATTTCAACCGATGATTCGTTTACAATGGATTCGGCTGTGCTTCTATTATCATAAACACCCTTTAACCATTTGATAGTATCTTTATCTTTTGGAAAATCTTTGTATTCTTTATAAAATTCTTTGACAAAATCTTTAAAGTCGTTTGCTTCTTGAGCGATAATATCAATATTACTCATTGATGATTCGTTTACCGATTCACCTAATCTATCAAGCATTCCACTTACAACTTTATTTGTAATTTCGTAATTATTATCGTTAAAAGCTTTTAAAATTGCGTGATATACATTTGTACCACCTTTAACATTTTTTTTCTCTATTTTTAGTTTTTTACCATTTTTCAATGTTACTAAAATATAGTGTGGGTTTACAAATTCATCCCAATCTTTGTAGATAGATGCCGCTTCGTTTACTGATTTACCTTTTTTGAATTTTTTAATAAACGCCTGACGTAGTTTAGGAACGGAACCAACAGTACCTCTTTCTCCACTTATATAATGTTTAACATTATACCCATCAATATTATTTCTATTAGCCTTCACATAATCTGATAGTTTTTCACCATCCAATCCGTTATCATCAATAAAATTTTGAGTAGCATCTTGACCTGATTGTAGGATTCCGTGAATGTAAGCTGCATCCCTTGAAACACCCTCATTTACTGATAGTGTTAATTCATTTGGTGCGTGTTTCATTACTTCACCATTTGGTAATTCTATGTTGTAGTATTTTTCATCATCAGCACCATCTTCTTTATCTAATGACTTAACAACACCAACACCACCATGAGACATTTTTACTTTGTCACCAACTTGAAAATGTGATTCGTTTACAACGGATTCTTCAATACCTTTTTTAGAGCGAAGTTTGTATTTTTTGTAGAGGTGGTCCATTGACTTAATGTTTTGCTTTAACTGCCACTCATGTTCGCTATTTACTATCTTTAAACGAGCCATCAATTCTACATCACTATCAGATGCAACTTCAGCAAATTTAGGACCAATTACGAATGCTTGTTTTTTTCTATAAACATCAACATCAATACTTGCTTCATTTACTGATTCTTTTTTTGTTAAAAGATTTTTTGCAAGAAGAGAAAGAAACTTAATATCTACTGATGCAATTTGTTGTAGTTCTTGTTTTGATAATTTATTTAACATATCAACCAACCTTTTGTATGCGGGCTCCGATGGATTAATTCTATCAATATCTTTAAATGCATATTGTAAAATACCAAGATGTGTTTTATCAAATTTTTCATCCATTTCTTCTGGACGTTTACCAAATGTTTTGTGGACTAATTTGTCAAGTTGTGTATGAAATTCAGTTTCTTGAGCATCAGTAGCTTCACTTGCACACTTTTTCCAACCACCACCAGCGTCTTTGTATTGTTTTGAAGCCCAACCATTAGCATATGCGGATGGGTATACATCAAACTTTTTTTTCGCTTGTGATTTGTAATAAGACCACTTTGATGGGTTAGTCGGGCAGTTTTTTTCTTCTAGCCGTTCAACTGCTTCACCTAAACGAATGTAATACTCTTTATTTTTCATATAATACCTCACAAAATAAATAGGTATGGTTAATCGTTTCCGTTTTCCAACTTGGCGATAAACTCCGTTTTAAACTTTTCAAATTCAGCATCAATTTTAGCTTCAAGTTCTTCAGGTGATATTCCACCTTCCCACTCTTCAACACGACCATCTTCAAGGATGTATTGAGCTTTCAATCCCGTCTTTAAGATTTCTTTTTCTATTTCGGCTTGTTTTAACCAAGCTTTAGCATTTTCTAAAATCTTACTTCTTTCGTATTCTTTAAACTTACCTTCAATTTTTAATTGATGTTCCATATCAATTACACAATCCAAACACATTCCGTGATACACCATCATCTTTTTATCAGCTTGAGATGGATTAGTGCAAGTGCAAACTTCTTTACGACAATTTGAAAATTGTGAAACTTCTTTACGGACCTCTGAAAGTTTACCAAGTTTGACCTTGTATCCTTTTTTTTGTTCCCATTGATTACCAAACTCATCGGTCCATTGTTCTCCAACTTCTCTTCTTACATAATCTTTGGTTTCAAATCCAATTGTAGTTTTTGTTTGAGTTCTATGTGTTCCGGCAATCATTTCTTTGATTGCCTTTATGTTTTGTAATTTTTTAGCCATAACTTTATTTTAATTTATCAATCTCCGTAGAACAATCCTAAAATTTGATTCAGAGGTGCAAATGTGCCTGTAAGTTTATAAGTATTACCCTTATACACAAATACAATACCCTCATTGGGAACAATTTTGTCTTTACCACCAATAGCAGCAAGTCGTTCTAATTCTAATTTTAGTTTTGCAATTTTCTTTGGGTCGCCCGCCTTTTGAACATCCTTGACTGTTTGGTCAAGTCGGTCTTTCATACTTCTAACAGCCGTATCAGGATTTGCAGTTAGAACTGAACTCATAAATGAAAGAACCTCAGCACCCACTCCCAAGAAAATATCCTCAAATGGTCTAATATTGTCTTTTTGGATTTTAGCGTGGTCGTTCTTGTCTATACCTTGAGCCCAAGACAATACCTTTGGGTCTTCTATACTTTTACCATCTAAACGAAATCCTTTATCATAAAACGCCCATCTTTTTACAAGACCCATTTTAGTTTTATTATCAAGTGTTGATGGTGATTTTGTATCTACAAAGTTTTCCCACCACTTTTGGTGATATTCTGCAACACCATCAGTATCTTTCAAGTTAAATTCTTTTTGAAGTTTACTCAACTGACCATCAAACTTTGATTTTAAAGAAGTAAGTTTTTGTGACTTTGGTAATTGAGTCACCGGCGGTCCTTGAATAGTATATTGTGATTGAATAGTTTGATTGATTTGTTTAATCATTCCAGCAAGAATTTTTGCATCACTTTGGTCAGCGCCAATGGCTATACCAGCTTCATTGTATTCAGTTGTATTGTGGAATATCAATAGGGCTTGACCATAGGGAATGACATTTACCGATGTTGGCCAGATTACTTCAAGGTTCATAAATTTTGCACCTTGTTTAAAGATTTTGTCTCTTTGTGCTTTTGATAGACCTTTAATAGCTGATGTAAGGTCTTTCATTGCAAAGTTGTATGCGTCAGTTAATCCACCTCTACCACCAAACTTTGAAGCGACTCCACTAATGTCTAATGCCTTTTCACCACGATTAGCAAGATGTCCTTTATTTCGTGCTGCAATCAAACCCATATCATCTCTCCAAGAAATCGCAAGGGCTTGACCATCAGTTTTTTCTCTTGCAAGTTCTAATTCACCTGTTAGGGCTCCGTTGATAATTTGTTTTAAATCACCAAAAGTTAAATTCATTTCAGTATCAAATGGGTGAGCCATATGACCATACGCACCTCCTTCAACCAATAAACTCTTATCTAAAAATTGTAAAAATCTGCTACCTATTTTTTCTGATATTAAGGTTTCATTTATTTTTTTACCTATGGTATATTCAATAATTTCTTGACCAAGGTTTATAGCTATTTCCGTTTGCAGGTCTTGAACATCTACTTGTTTCCTACCTTGTTTTGCACTTGTAAAGTCATTACTAACAGGTGGAATTTCCAAATCTTTGTTATTACGAATATTTCTTCTTGATGAGTATTGATAGTAATCAGATGACCCTTTTGAACCAGGAGCAATAATTACATCAGCCTTTGGAAAGTGCATTTGAGTCCAACCACCATTTACAAACCAAACATCATCTTTTTGACCTGGATTTTTCATTCCAAGTTTACGAATTTTTCCTGGCAATACAAACATAGTGTCTGGCTCACCAGCATCAGCACCATATTCAGAACCTTCTAAAAGTGATTTAATATCAAATGATTCAAAAAATTGTTCCATAATAGATTCAACTTTCATTAATCTTGTTGAAATCAAATTATAAATCTTTGGGTCAAACTTTGGATATGCTTTTTTAAATCCAGCTTTTCTTTGAGAATCATCTCCGGCTGATAACCAATTACGAACGTCAGTTCCACTAATTGCATTAGGTTGTGCGGGCGCTACATAAACATACCCACTATCAAGGTATCCACTTTCAGGTCTACCATCATATTTTTTAAAGTATTTACCACCCAATCTTGCTTCATCTTTTTCACCAACTACCGTGATAAACGCTGTGGATTTGGAATCAAATTTATCAAGAACTTCTTTTGGTTGGTATGGATTTTTAACTTGAACAATTTGTGATGATGGGATGTTAAACATCTTCATCATTACTTCTCGTTTTTCTTTAAAGTTAAATGGACTTTTTGGACCACCTTGTTGATTTGATGTTCCGATAAACACATTTTGTTTACCAAACTTTTTTACCAAATGTTCGTAGGTAGCATAGTGTCCTTTGTGGAATGGTTGGAATCTTCCAGCATAAACCACTACTTCTTGTTTTACTTCTTCAAGAAGAATTCCTTTAATCCACTCTTTAATTAAATTTCCCATAATAATAAGTATCTATTTTATAATTCTGCAGTAATATCACCTAAATCAGGTAACACTTCCGTAATATCACCAGCTCTTTGAGCAAATTGTCGTGTTGAAACTACGCTAAGACCTTTTATTCTTGAAAAAGTTCCAGCGGTTCTTGTTCCAGTCGTTAGCACATTTAGAGTTTTTAAATAAACATTTGCACGAATTAAACGACCTTGTAAATTACTTGGTATTTCATAATAAAATCCTTGGTCTCCCGGTTGATTTGTTCTACTTGAATAAAAATCATTTGTTCCGATATTTCCCAAAGTTTTTTCAAATACCGTATATTCAGATGCGTTTACAAATCCATCATAAAAAAAAGTTCCATCCGTAGGACCGCTGTATCCAAATGTTCCATTTGTGACTGAACCGGTGTTTGGAATTTGTAAAGTCATTTTACAAGTTCCTTGAACATAACCACCGGTTAAACCACTTGCTTGTCTATGAGCTAACTGACTAAATGCGTATACTAACCGATTTTCACCTGGCATTAGTTGAAAATAATATTCTGCTACTTTTGTTTCAACCGAACCGGTCCACTCATATTCGGTATAATCTGATATAATTTGTCTACCATTATTTCTTGCATCAATTATACCAGTATTTGTATCAAACAAAGTGTAAAAGTCGCCATCCAACAATCTTTGGATAAGAACATTAGAACCGGTAATTTGACCATTTGATTTTAGTGCAAGTTTTGAAACCGATATTGATGCAGAGGTATCAAATTGTGATGAATTTATTACCGTTGGAGTTATAACAAAGCCACCTATACTAGCTGATACAAATTTAGCAAAACCATCCGATGTTATTGATGATGATGCGTTATTAATAGTTGATGGTGAACCATTGATAGTTGCTGGAGTGAATAACTGATTAACCGATAATGCTGCATTAATTACAGCATCAGCTCCAATAACCAATAAGTTATTTTGAGGGTCAAGGTGAAATATTGATGAACTAATTTCAATTTTACCTTCGGAGCCACTAATAAATTGGGTGTTTTTAGTTCCAATAAAAAACTCATCCGTAATCACTTTAAGATTACCACCATCGTTAGTTGTAAAAAAAAAGCTTGAACTGCCACCAGCGGAAACCATTTCCATACCAACGCCAGGATATTGGTTTGCTCCAATTTGAAGGTCTCCACTACCACTCCAAATAAGGAAACCACCGGGTCCTTTACCAAGAGACGCTGAAGTCATACCTTGATATCCAACCGATTTAAGGTATCCGCTTGAATGACCAGACATCTCAATACCAGTTCCAATAGAATTACCAATATGAAATGAACCCGTGATTAAGGATTGGTCGCCTGCTATGTAAACATTACCACCTGTGAATACAACATCAGATTGAATAAGTTCGGTTTCTGATTTAACACCATCTACATTTAAAAATTGTAATTTTAAAGTTTTTGGGTCATTTAATTGTTCCGTTGGAATTGGAACTTTGAATGATACGGATGATGTGGGTTCTACTCTATTATTTGATATTAACTGAAATTCAGCTGAAGTTAATCCTTGTGATTTAAGTAAGGTATTAACCGAATGAACTCTACCTACAATAGGGTCAAGGTTAGTTAAGGTTATATTTGCAACCGCAACTTGATTTTGAGTTTGTGTATCGGATGCAGTAGAGTAATATTCTACATTTACATTTATAGTTCCATCCGAATATTCATAGGTGTGAATGGACCCATTTGTTCTATTATCACTTTGAGTTAGTGGGTTTTGTATTCTTAAAATTTGATTACTTACAACATTTGTAATACTTGCTGTAAATGTTGTTGGTTGTGATTGACCACCACCTAATCTTGGGAAAAGAGTTGTAGATAAATTACCATAAACAATACCACCCACCATTTCACTATTAAAGTTAGCACCACCATCTCTTTCAAGAGATACAGTATTACCAAATGTTGATTTTTTATAGTAAACGGATGAACCTGTAATTTCTCTAACCAATTGATTATTTGATACTATCTTATTGGTAAATGTATCAACACTTGAAGACAGTGCTAGTTTTGGTAAACTATCAGACTTAAATACAATTTTACCATTTGATGGCTTATTTGGTGCAAAAGAAACTGTGCGTCTCCACCTTACATTTGGAATCTTTTTGAAATCAGTAGGAACTTGATTACCATCCGATGTAGTTGATAAGGTTCCAAGTAAGATTATCTCACCAATACCCTTACCATTATTATATCGGTCAGTTCTATCACCATACACCCAAATAGAGATTAACCTTGAATTATCATTTTCTCTATGATTTGGAATCTCCCAATATACAGGCGTTCCATTTGGGTCTAATACTTCAATAAAAATTTGCGTATTGGGCTCAAATATGTTTGGGTTTGTTTTAATACGAAGTAGGTTTTTACCCTCGCCCAAGTATTCTGGAAACTCTACAATAGAAAAATACTCATCAGATGTTGCTGATGAATCTTCTACTAAAACTCTATATTTAGATAGATTTTGTTTTGATTTTATTTTGAGCGGTAAACCCATTAACTACTCCATTTCTTATAAATATCTTATAGATGAAAACCCTTTGATTTTATTGATGTCAATAATGAAATCTACCATATCTCTTGTTTTGTCAATGTGTGAAATGGTGATTATAAAATCAAACTGCGTCTTTAGATAATCAAATAATAAATAGAGTGAGTTAAAGTTGTCCGTGTCTAATGAACCAAACCCCTCATCAATTGCAATAAAGTTTGGTCGTGGTAAATTAGATACATTTATCAAAGCGGTTCGGATTGCGATAGATGAAATAAACTTTTCCATACCACTTGTAAGTTCTAATGGCCAGTATTCAGTATCAGAATAAGCAATAAATGAATTGATATTTTTACCATCCGTATTCAATAGAATTTGAAAATCTACAATAGGTGAAAGAATATTGTTAATTTCCATTTCTAATTTTGGAAGAACCTCTGAAATAAGATTGTATGGAATACCATCCCTCTTTACACATTTGAGGTAGTATTCATAACCATCATATTTCGTTTCCATACCACGAAGTTTTTCCAAAGATTGGTGAACATTCTCAATGGTTTTTTCAGCGACCTTAATCTCTGAATTGATGTGCATTAATTCGTTGGTAGTTTCTTTTATTGAATCTTCAATTTCAGTTCTTTTACCTTTTAAAGATTGTATCTTTTCTTTTACCAACTTGTTATGCTCTACCGCTTGTTGTTGGTTCTTTGGTTTTTGGATATCAATTTCTAAATTTTTAATAGAGGTATCATAATCTTTAACAAGCGACAAACACGACTCATATGAACGACTAATCTTTAACCATTCTTTTTCTAATTTAGAAGAAGTTTCGGAAAGTTCATCCCAAAGTTTTAGTTCTTTGGTCACATCATTTTGATTTCGTAAAGTCATTACATCAATACGCTTGGTCACCAAATCACTATATTCCTTACCAAGCTTTTGTAGTTCATCTTCAAGGGTTTGGGCTTGTTTTGCAAATGGTGTATTTTTATTACTTACACAATGGTCACAATTATCATCAAAGGTAAGAGACCCAATACCATCCAAATGTTTTTTAGCGTGAATCATTTGAGATTCTAACTTATCAAGTTGAACTCCGATTTCATTAAACTTATTGTTGTAAGTTTTGTATTGTTCGTTTTTTTCTTTTAAGTCATCAATGTTTAAATTAGATATCTTTGACTCAGCATCTCCTTGTTTGGCTTCTATACTTTTAAGTTCCGAAAAATTTATACCACATTCAGTCTCTTGCGTCTTTCGTTGTTTGTTAAGTGATTCTAAATGGGATTCTAATTGTTCTACATCACCAACATCATCAACGGGCTTCAAACTACCAACTTCAAATTCAATCTTTGTGTTGATTGAATCTCGGTGAGAATCCAATTTAAGACGCTTATCTTCTAATTGGGTTAAAGAACCTGTAATAGATGTTAAAGTGTCCTCAGCGTCAGCTAATTGTGTAGGAAGGTCTTGATTCTTGTAATCTTTTAGAAGAGCGGATAGTTCTTTGATTTCTTCACTTGCAATTTGGTAAAGAGATTCAAATACATCCATATCCAAAAATTGCGCAAGTAGTTCCTTTCGTTCTTTTTGTGACTTGTCAATAAAGCCAGTATTGTTTGATTGGGTGGACATTGCTGTAAGGATGAAGTCATCATAAGTTCCTACATACTCACGGATAATAAAGTTTGTGTCTCTTCGTTGTTCTCCATTAAGAGATTCTATGACACCATTTTCTATTTTGTAAAAGTTTGTATCTACCTTTACAGTCCCCCTCTTTGGAGATTTCTTTGCACCTCGTTCAATTACATAGTCAACGCCATTGAGGTCAAAAGTAAATTTACAATCAAACGAATTTTTAGAATAGTTCATCACATCCTCAGCTTTTGAGGTTCGTGAACATTTGTCAAAGATACAAAACGATAAAGCATCCCATAGGGTTGACTTACCACTTGCGTTTGGTGCAAAGATTCCATATGCGCCTTTCATATTACTGAAATCAATGATGTTGTTTGGTCCGTATGAAAACATATTTGAAAATTCAAATGTTTTTGGAATCCAAGTAGAATTCAGTTTGATAGTGTGACTACCCAACTTAGCGTTAAGGTCCGTGTTAATTCCCTTTACAACACTCATTTGGTCTTCGGTCAAGTGTTCCGTGTCCGAAAGGTATTCTTCAATTAATTTATTTTGATATGCAACATCACGCACATTTTGAAGAATAATCTTTTCGCTTTCGTTAGAATTCTTATGAGTAATAACCTTTTGAACCGTCAGTTCTTGAATTTGTCTACCCTTTTTTAGTTCTGCAATCAATTTGTTTAGGTCAGCAGCTTTGGTATTTTTAACACGAATTCTCATTCGTGGTTTTTGTGGAATTGGTGAGTTAGATACAATCTTACCATTCTCAACATCAACCGTCACATACCCATATGGATTTTTAATCTGAACAAACTCGTTTCTTTTTGTATCAACATCCCATATCAAAATTCCGTGTTCTGGAAATACCGACTCTGCGTGGTTCTGCATAATTAAAGAACCTGGATACTTAATCCAATCATTACCCAATACACCATTGTTTGGTTTGTGAATATCTCCAAGAAGAACAATATCATATCCCTTGAAATTATCTACAAGAACTTTTTTGTTTTCAATTACAAACCCAAACTCGGTCACAATTTTATCAACTGCTCCGTGGAATAGTGCAATCTTATAGTCACACCCTTCAATATCAACTGGTGGTGGGAAGCCGGGCGATTCATCAAATACTGATTGATGTGAGAACGAACAATTACCAATCTTCCAAACGCCGGTATCACGCAGGTAGTATAGATTATCAAGCTTCAACGCATTTACAATAGGTTGTAAAGCGTCCATACGAGATGGGTTGTTCAGATTAGCATCGTGATTACCCGGAATTACAATGGTTGGTAGTAGGTCTGATAAACGAGTAAAGAACTCTTGTGTTAAATCAACCACTTCCGGTGACATATCCGTTTTTGCGTGAACAATATCCCCAGCAACCACAATGATGTCATTTTCCGCAATTGTAGACAAAATTTGTCCATAAAGTTGGGAAAACACATCACGATACTCGGAATGTCTTTTTAGGTTTCTAATATGGACATCTGCAATGTGATAAATCTTACCAATCTTTTCTATACCAATATTAAGAGTTTTAATTTTACTCATAAGCCGTTCATCTTCAACTCAACCAACCTTCGGAGTGTTAAGGATGGTGTATTGTAAATAAGTTTATTTATATTTTCATATCCCATTTCAGATGGGTCTTTATCTTTTAACTCCACTAAATGCGTTTCAATTCCATACGATACAAACTTTTCAGCTAACCCTATGGAATTTTTTATAGCATCCGAATCTAAACAAATATACAACTTTTTTACCAATTTTCCAAGTATTTTTTTTTCAAGACTTGGTTGTATTGATTTACCGAAAAGTGGTATAGCGTTTCTTCTAATTGAAATAGCGTCAAACGCACCCTCACATAGGATAATTGGAGTATCCCAATTAACCAATAAATCAAATCCAACTATGTCTTTGGAAACCTTTGGATTTTTGTGTTTAAACTTTGTATCATAAAATGACCTACCAACAAAGTAGTTTAACTTACCACCCCCATCATAAGATGGTATAATAACTTTATTATCGTATTCACCACTTTCACAATATCCAATATTGTATTTAACAATATCTTCAGCACGAACCCCCCTACTTAACAAGTAATTCATAGCGTGTTTCCACTTGATGGAGTCTGACTTTTGGTAGAGTGGTTTAAATTCTTTTGGAAGTTCTACTTGCTCTACAACTTCGCCAGTTTCATACTCACTTGCATATCGGTTGACCTTACTAAAGATTGAGTTGTATTCATCCCAAGTTTGTTTGGATACGCGAAGCTTTTTAAAAAGTGACTTGATTGTTCTACCCTTTTCATCGGAAATCCAACAATGCCAAGGATTTTCTCCTTTGGAATTTAATCGTATATTAATTTCTAATTTTCTCTTGTAGTGGTCTACAAATGGAGAATAGAACGAGTAATTGTCGCCCGAAGTTTTCTTGGATTTACCAAGAATAGATTCTAAAAGTGATAATAGTCTTTCCTCCATACCACTAATATACGAAATATTTATGAGAAATCAAAGAAATTTTGTTTAGGGGTTTCTTCAATCCATATTTGTGGAATTTGTTTACTAGCCCACTTGAATCCGTGTTTATCACACCATTGAGCATAAGTAGTTTTTGAACCCTTATAAATTTTACCATTTGGAGATTGAAGGATAAATCTCAAATCCATTTCAGGATGTTGTTCTTTGATGAGTAAGTGTTTTTTTCTATCTTCAGGCAAGAACCACCCTTTAGATTCAATGTAAATACCATTTGGTAATTTAAAGTCCGGCTTATAAGTGTGATGTGATGCTGGGATGGTGTATGATACTTCGTGTTTTTCGTATTCACCATCAATTCCTTGAATTCTTAATTGTTCGTTAATTTTACTTTCAAGACCAGACTTATGTCCTTTGGTCTTTTGGATATGATTCCAATTTCCATTTGCCATAACTTTTATTTAATCTATATCAAATTTAACCTGAATGGTTACATCAACATCAGACCTACGCTTTAACGGAGAACCTAATTTAGCAGTTGCTAATAAATCACCACTATCATTGTATAACCCAAGTGTAGTCACATATGGATAAAATGAAGATGATGTTGTGAATTCAGCCAATTGAAATTCATTTTCACTTGGGGTATATCTTGCGGATGGATTGGATGTAACAAGGAATTCTTCTTTACCAATTTCACAAAGAGCAACTATTTCTTCTACGACTTTTGTTGAACGATAATCAACTTGATAACCTGAA